CTCCTCGGTGGTAGCGGAGCCCTCAAACACGTTCTTGTGAGCCATAGTATCCTCAGTTGTGTCGGAATGGGCGGTGTCCTCGGCCTCTTCGGTCTCAGACTCCTCCGCCTCTTCATCTACGGAATCGACGAGCTGCCCGACGATGGCATAGACCGCCGTCTTCTGCTCCTCGGTCATTCCATCGAAGATCTCCCCGAGCGTGGGGTCGTCCTCGTCGCCCTCAGCCTCATCGGCCTCCGGCTCCTCCTCAGCGTGCTCGACGTCGTCCGTCTCCTCCGCCTCGAAGTCCTCATCCTCGTCCTCGACGTCATCACCGTGCGAGACGAAGTCCAGCTGTGCATCCGTGTAGATGACAGCCTCGATCTCATCGCCGTCGTCACCATGCTCGATGGAGACCTGGTCGATGAGTGCGCCAGGGTTAGCGCCGCGGAGCACCAGGCTCACCTCAACGAGCTCGCCGTGGACAACATCGTTGCCCTTAGCGCGAACATGGGTGGCGTAGATGCTCATCGCCTTGATGTCGCCGTTCTTGACCATCTCTCGAGCGGTCCGACCACGATCAGTATTGTTAAGATGGGCGTAGGCGTAAACCCCATCGTCGCGAACCTCAAGATCGGCATGCCCCAGGACGTTCTCGACGTCACCGTGCTTGTGCTGCCAAACGAGAGGAACAGTCTTCCCGTCGTACGCCGCGAAAGCCCCGTGTCGGATTACCTTGTTATCCGAGCACCGAACATCGTTCTTCGTGGCGTAGCCAGAGAAATCGCACTTAACTGCCATTTTGACTACTCTCCATCAGTTCGGAAATTGGTACATCCGCGGCTGGGGTTTCGTCAACCGGCTCTTCGCCGGGTGGCATCTCCTCACCCATCGGATTGATGTTGGAGTTCACCAACTGGTTTGCCGTCTCGTCTTCAGACTGGGCCCAGCCGAACTTCGGTCGAAGCTCATTAGCGGTACCGATCTCATTACGCTTGACGGAGTCGACCAGCTTGGACATCTCCTCGAGCGGGACGTTGAGGAACGGATCCTCGATCGCCATGATCCGCTGACGCTGCGTTCGGGCAGTCTTGGTGAGGAAAGTCCTGGTGATGGCATCCGTGATCGCCTTCAGAACTGGACGAACCGTACGGTTCTGGTAGTTCAGCATCTGTCGAGCATCGGCCTTGCCGGTGAAGACATCCTCGGTCATTCCGAGCTGGTTGTACAGCTGCGTAGTGAGCCACTGGATCTGACTCATGAGGTTGTTCTCGGACGGTCGGTTCAGCTGGGTGATTCGCTCTGCACCATCGGTGTAGGCGATACCGTACTGCGACCCAGCGAGCTGTTCCTCAATAGCCTTTCGTCGTGCCTCAGCCTGCTGCTTCTTCAGCTCAGTCTTGACGACGTACGGAAGCTGAATGATGATGTCCAGCTTACCGGATCCAGACTGCTTATCAATGGCATCCAACAAGTGGAGCTTCTGTGTCAGTCGCTGCAGCGTTGAGTTTGGAGCATTCATCACACTGTACAGAGGGTTCTGTACAACAGCGACAAACTCCTTCTCAAGAGTCAGCTGTTCTCGCTGTCCAGTCTGGTCGTTGTAGACCTCAACTCGAACATGGCGAGGATACCAGTTCAGGATTGTGCCGACTCGCATAGACTTGATGTCATAGCCCTGAGTCAAGTCTGGACTGACATCCGTGTCTACCGGAACGATCGCTACAGCGCCCTCTTCAAAGAGCGTGAGTACCAAATCCTGGAAGAATCCCTGACCGGTCTGGTCGATGTTGGCGCTCAGAGACAAGCAATCATCAAGGTAGCTACGATAGTAGCTCTTGAGATTGCCATTATCGTCAGTCTTGACGTGTCGAATCGGAACATTCGATACATCGATAGCAATCTGGTTATAGATGCTCGTGACGATTGTCTGGTCACCGACGACAGGTCGGTAATTCAGATTTGGATTACCGAATGTCCACGAACCGTACTCCGGTGTGAAGTTCTTCTTGTCCGGGGATTTTGAAAACGCATTCCATGCGTGAGCTAGTCGATCACTAAGACCCATTTCACCTCCTCGCTCATTCGAATGCCTCCTTGTTGATCTTGTATGCCACGAAGGCATCCATCAGAGCAGCTACCGAGTCGATCTTCTCTTCCGAGCGCTTCTTCAGTAGCTTACGGTTTCCGTTGGTATCCTCAAGCGTGACACAGTTACCCATGGTGAAAGACATGAGTTCCTGGTCGAAGATGAGTAGGCGTTCCGAGGCCAGTTTCTTCAGCTCCCCGAGGGGAACCGACTCTGTCCTAGCACCCTGAATGACCTTCTCGATACCGTACGGACCGTTCTCCTGCTCCCACCGGGTTACGAACTCCTTGGCGTTGTAAGGGTCAAACCCAAACGCCGAGACATCGTACTTCTGTTCGTCGATGTACTGGTCTAAATCTTCATAGACCTCCATCATATCCAGGACGGTACCCTCCATGACTCGGAGGCTTCCTTCGTGGATGAACTCGTCATACTTCTGACGCAAAGCACCGGGCAACTTCATGAGCGTCAACTCAGAGATGTATGCCAGTGTCTTTACCCCAAAAGCCTGATTCCTCAGTGGGAAGAGGAAGGTGAACGCACAGAAGTCATCGCCCTGGGACAAGTCGGCGCCCATAGCGCACTGCATGTTCCAGAACGTATTCTTCCGGTGCGGGATCGTCTCCTCGTAAGTGAAGAAGTACGTGTATCCCTCCATGGGGATCCCGAACCTCTTGGCGAGGATGTCGTTTCGAGCGGCAGGAGCTTGTTCCATACGCTCGACGTCCTGCTGGTACCGATCATAAGAGACAGTGATTCCGATGTTCGGCTGGGCTTTCACCCACATAGCAGGATCTGCTACTTCCTTGATGTCGTCAAGTCTGTAGTAGAAGATTGAGATATGAGGGGCGATGTATTCGCCCTTCAGTATTTTGAGCAACTCCATCTTCATAGTGTCGCCCACCGCATTGCGGATGGTTCCCTCAGATGAGACAGCCAGAATGACCGGATCATCGATCTTTGAGGCGCCCTGTTCAAGTGCACCGACGACGTCCTCACGGATGTCTCCGGAAAGCCACTCGTCCACCGTGCAAACCTTGGGTCGGAGACCCTGTAGCTTATCAATGGACATGGGGCGGACCTCGAGGAGGGATCCGGTGAGGAAGTTCTCCACACCCTTCTTCGTAGCAACCAGCTTCTGGCGGTTAGCCCTCGCACCGGTTGTATTTTGAATAGATCCCTCGGTCAGGAACTTATACAGCGGACCTCGGGCACGGGTGATAGCGGTCCGGAATGGACCCATCACCTCTTCAGCCTGCTTCATGGTCGGAGCCGTAGCGATCTGATGTGTCGTAGTAGTGTCAATCACCATGAAGTAGTTCTGGATGAGCGACATGTACATCGACTTTGCTGCTCCACGAGCAACGATCAGATACTGCTTGATTGTTAGGCGCTTCTTTACTGTTTTGGTCTCGTATCGACCGCCGACTCCGTCCTCATATGGGACGAAGACCTGACGATCCTCGAAGTAGTACCAGCCAAGGAGCTGTTCGGCCCAGAGCTTGAAGCTGTCAAGAAGATGGAGGTCGGCTCCGTCGGACAGCGTGAGCTCGTTCTCGCAGTAAGCGATAAAGCCCTCTACAGCCTTGTCATCGTAGTAGTATTCCGGATTGGCGACTAGAGCATCAATGCGATTCATCTCGCATGATATTTCTTCGCATACCGGAATCTCGCCTCGGACGACTGCATCTCGAAACTGCCCGTAGTATTTTGGTACTGCGGTGTTCGATAACATTACTTAGCAGTGCTCCCAGGGTTACGAGGATACCGCTTCTTCTTTGGCGAGGGCTTAGTCTGCTTGTATGACTTAGGCTTCTCGATCTGCTTCGGAGTCTTACTCTTTGGAAGAGTCGGACCCTTGACCTTAGTAGGTCCGCCAGTCGACCGATACTCAACCTTAGCCTCTTCCGCGACAACGGAGGCAGCCTCAGCGGCTTCCTTGGCCTTCTCTGCTGCCTTCTTAAGGGTCTCGGCCGTGGACTTACCAGTCTTGCCGGGATCGAAAGACTTATCGAAAGCCGTCTTCATAGCCTTGGTTGCGGCGTACGTCCCAGCCTTGGTCAGAGAGTTCTCGAGGATCGATCGAGTGACTTCACGACCTCGAACCAGGTGGCGATCGGCCTTGAGCTCCCGATAGCGTTTCTCTTGCTCCAGCCGCTTAATTCGGGACTGGAGCTCTGTGTCGCTGATCTTCTTATAGCCGCGGTTTGCGAACTTCTTTCGGGCCTTAGCGTCAGCCTTTGCCTGCTTCTTTCCGGCGACTCGCTGGTCATGGGCCTGCTTAGCCTTCTGTACCTTAGCTGCCCCAGTTCGAGCAGTCTTGATTGTTGTCTTGGTGGCGTTGGCAGTGAATCGCCCGCTCTTCTGGATAGCCTTGATGGTGGCCTTCCGACCAGCGCTAGCCTTCTTGCGGATGACGCCCCATTTCTGGCCTTTTACACCGTGGTGGATGAGGTCTTCTACCTCTGCTTCCCCTCGGTCTGATAGATCAGTCGCCATGCTGCCTCCTCGATCAGCTTCTGGTATGCCGATACCAAGAAGGAGTTCCCCGGTGGGTCGAAGAACAGCTTAACCTTCATGGCGATGTAAGACTTGATTGCCGCTTCGTCGTCGATCGAATCAAAGACGGTCCAAGCAGTATCCTTCTCAATCGGGGTATCACATTTTGGCCCCAATTGTGCGAGATCCATCCGTGCAGTGTTGATGTGCATCAGGATCTGGTCGTCGAAGGCGTTGTATCCCGGCATGATGCCGATTGCCTTCTTAGTATCTTCAAGAATGGTTCCCATTAGATCCTCCAGGGAGCTTGATCATTCGGTCGACGCTCAACAACTCGTGGTGTCAACCTCGATCGGTCTCCGAAGTGTATCGCGTTGTGGGTATTCTTGGTTGTGGTAATGAGAAACTCTGGCTCGAGGATGTCTGGATTGAATTCCTCGAGGTCTCTGGGCTGAATCGGATTCATGTGGTGGATTAGCGGCATGTATCTGATGTCAAGTCCCTCGATCCCGAGGTCACAGGCTTCATCTCGAGCCAGAACAAAGTTCCTGACCTTCTTCCACTCCGTAGAGGTGTAGAATCGTTGGTTCAGGTAACGATCGAAGCCAAACGTGGCTGTACCGACTTGCCCGGTGAGAGCCAGGTAGTCAAACCGCTCCTCAAAGGTCTCGAGGCGCGCCAGTTCAGTATACGTTCGTAACATCTCCCGCTCCAGAGTATGTACGGAAGGCTTCGATGGCTTCTTTGGCAATCTTCTCGGCTTGCTCCGCGCTAACGAGCGCAGTCTTCTTCGCCTCGAGGAGTGCTGTTTCGTTCCTCAGCTTCTCTACCTCCAGCTGTTCTCTTGTGGAGGCGAGCTTGAGGTAGTGGTTCACCGTGGTTGCCGGTGCTGTACCCTCCCGAAGCTGCTTCTCAGCGAGCTCAAGCGCGAGATTGATCATCTGCGCCTCTCGTTGTTCCACAGTTCGAGCAGGTTTAGAGGGTGTTGCGGCCCTTTTACCCATAGTTGCTCCTTAGATAGAGGGCGTTTGGGGCCAATTGAGGGCTAGATTCTAGGGCCCGTTGTGAGCGAGACCAGCAGGAAGAAAGGAGCACACGAGAAACTTCCTGTGGGCCCTAGAACCTAGTCCCCAATTGGCTTTCCAAATATCCCTCCGGGGAAAATATGGAGGGGGCGGCGATGAGGGTGGGGGGCCTAAATGCGAGACCCCCCTCCCCCGGGTCGACGAAGAAATTTTTATTTTTCAATCATCAATCTCAAATGTTTGATAGAAATTTGTTCCATCAAGATTGAGAATTCGATCAATTGCATTTTCAATTTCTTCGATTTCAAGTTCTTCACTTAACGAATCGCTTGATGTGCACAGCCTGGCCAGGAGGCCACAGGTACCGTAGCCATGGGCAGTGTCAAAAGCAAACCATTCGTCCCATGAAGTTCTTGGATCGTAAGGATTGTCGGTAGTAGACAGCATCCTAGCCATGATAGACCTCCTCAGAGAGGCCCTGTGAGAGGGTGTGTACCATGGTGTGGTCAGCCCTCCTCTAGAGCACGGTGAACAGATGTTGTAGAGATTCCCAAAGCTTCAGCAATCTCAGCAGCAGTCTTACCTCTACTGCTCATAGCCTTGGCTCTGGACACCATGCTGGACGATACCTTAGGCTGGGACCTAGGTGTAGCCAGTTCCCTAACTACTGATTCATCAGCAAGTTCAAGAACCTTGTTCAGTGCAGCCTGTGATACAGCACCTTCCTGGATAGCCTGCCACTCTCGAGGAGTGATAGTGAAAGGCTTCTTACCAGCCCCCGTTCTTTGACGGGCCTCGGCTAAAGCCTGGCGGCGTGCCTTCTGAAGGCGCTCTTTATCATTGGCAAGAGTTGGATCAGCTTGCTTCTTAGCCCTAATGACTGCGTCAGCTAGGACCTGAGCCTGTCTTTCCCTGGGTTTATTCCGGAGGGCCTCGTTTACTTTGGCCTTGAGGGACTTAACTTCAGGGGCATAGGTCTTTGCAGCCTGGGGGTTCTTTCGAACAGAGGGGATAGCAAGCGTAGCCTTACGGGCTTCATTAGCCATAGCCTTCAGTTCGTTAGAGTGATTAGCATAGACCGTTTCAATAGCACTCCCGTTCTTAGAAACAAGGGAGTATGCATCATGGGTCTCTGCCAACTTAGTGGACTTCTCCGTACGAAGCACAGTCTTACCGTGCTTGTCCACATAAGTAGCCCCGGTCTCTTCATAGACCTTGCGTCCAGTCTTCTTGTCAATGGGCCCACCCTTTGAAGCGGACCGGGCTTTTCTCTCAGGGATCCGTTTCTCAGATGAGGCACGGCTAATGAGAGTGGAAGCCCCAGCGTTTGCCTTACCCTGGTATTTCTTCTTGAGGGCAGCAATGCCGTTGTCGATCTCAGACTGCTTGTAGTTGAGCTTGTGCTTCTCGGCATCAATCACAACCATGGAATGCCTAACGGCCCGGGCAATCTCAGCCTGGTTTGCACCACCGATTGTCATATCAGTGATCAGGTTTGAGACCTCACCCATCTTCATCTGCTTCTGCTTAGAAGTCATGGGTGTCATTCCGGGGTAGGCAGGATACATAACCTTGGGATCGAAATCCTTCAGGCCCTTCAGAGCAGGAGAGGTCTTCACCTTTCCGCTGTTGTTCGGAATACAGAGAACAGAGTCTCCATCAAAGTCTGCACCAGACAGGCGCTCCGCCACCTTGGGGTGGATTCCGATTGCATCCTTAACCTTAGTCCCTATTGCTTTTCGGGCATGGGGGTTTTTGTTGTTGACTGTCAGCTCAGGAATCTCGAAACGTCCACCGTGAGGGTGACGAACAAGAACGACCTTCTCCCCATGTTTGAAGTTGGGGGCGTAAACCTCCGTGGTCTTCATCTTGGGAACGGGAAGGATTACCTGACTGGCCTGCCGAGGTAGAGCTGCCGCCTTAAGATCAACGGCATCGGAGTCAACAGAGTCAGCAAACGACTGAAGCAGCTTCTTCTTGACCGAGGGGTTCGTAAGAGCCATAATCTCTTCGAACTCGGCGCGGCGCTTATCTCTTACCTTCTGAAGCTGCTGCTTAGCAAGAGAGACGGGCTGCTTCGAAAGGAACTGGGAGCTCAAGGTCTTTGACCAATCACCCCAAGTGCCTTCATCGTTAACGATGTTCATCGCAGAGAGCTTCTTCCGGCCATTCGAGTCGGTGTAGTGAAGCTGCTTGCGGATTACTGAACCAAATGGGTTCGCCGGGTCACCTGTCTGCTTCTTGAGGGCATCCAGTTTGTTTCCGGTAGGGTTCTTGTTCGTGTTGAACCGGAGATCATATCCCTTAGGGATGTCATCCGAGTACATCGCCATACCTTTGAGGTAATGCGTGCCGTCAACACTGATTCGAACCTGAGCATAGTTGGAAGAACCGAGGGAGAGGTCTTTGACTCCACGTCGAACCTCAATGACACCGTCCATATCGGTACCACCCTCATTTCCATAGCGAACCTTCAGTCGCTTGCTGGAAACTGCAGTGGGCTTCTCGATACCGTATACCGTATGACCTCGGTCCTCGATATTGACCCCGGGGGCCTTAATTTCGCCCCGCTTGGCCAGAACCGTCTTGTAGTCCATGCCCGGAGGCACCAGGACCTTCATTTCGGTGAATTTGCCAGTCGTCTGCTGCTGGACCTTCACCTTGTGAACGTGATAGCCCTCAGCCTCGAGCATGGCAGTAGCGGTCTTCATCTTGGTGCTTGTGACACCCATGTTGACCTCAACGCCGAGCCCGACGTCAAGAAGACCGTCCTTACCGACCTGCTTCTTGAGCTCCTTGGCCAGCGCTTCGGTACTCCCTGCCCTTTCTTTGAGGGTGGGGTCTAAAAGCGCTCGAACAGAGGACTCGTTGATGCCCATACGGCGACCAATGGCCGTGTTGGACATTCCCTTCTCCTTGAGTCGAGCCACCATTGCAACGTCAGCCTTACGCTTCTCGTTCTTGGCAATGGACTTCTGGGCTCGAAGCTGGGTGGTGGTCATACCAAGACCCTTGGCAATCTCAGTCTCAGAGAGACCCTTAGCCTTGAGGTCCTTGATGGTGGAGAGGAGGTCGCCCGAGTGCTGATGCGGGTCCTTACCGGAACCCCAGGGGTAACGTCCAGACTTGCGCTTAACACCATAGTGAGCGAGATCCATCAGGCCTCCTCTTCCTTGATCTTCTCGATAAGCTTGTCGAATTGGATGATGGTGTCCATGATAGGGGCGATGTCGTCGCCCTCCGGGTTTGCTACCTGAATATCGTCATTCTGGTAGATACGGAGCTCGTAGTTGATAGCCCCAGGACGCTCATCATACTCGAGGCAGAAGAGTGCCGCGTAGATCATGAGCTGATCGATCTTGGCCGGGTGAACGCCAGTCTTCAGATCGTGGATGCGAAGCAGGCCCTTGTCAAAGGAGATAGCGTCAGCAGTGCCAAAGCAGTTGACCGAGTAAAACAGGACTTGCTCCGGCTCCATCCGAAACCCAATAGCATCGTTAACATAGTTGTTGAATGTCACCTTGTTTCGAGGCATGCGCATCTTCAGACGAATGTGCTCAGCGGCGAGCTCGTGAAGACGGGTGCCCTTTGCGGCAGCCTGGGCGGTTCGGAAGGTCTCGATCAGTTTGTCGGGGGAGTAGTTGAGCCAGTGATACTTGCTGGCGGAAAGGAATGCGTGGGCCCCACTAAGCTGTGAGTGATTGTTGAACTTCACTGAGGATCTCGCTCTCGTTCTCAGGGTAGATGAATGCGGCATACGACATCGCATGCATGGTCCGAACGTAGTGTGCTTGATTCGGACGGACTGAGGCAATGGCGCCTCGCTTCACCTCAAGGGCTGCCCAACGATTCTTGTAGAGGAGAATCAGATCGGGTATGCCTTGAATATAGTTGGGGTCATTTTTCAGAATGATGATCCCGGGCAGCATCTTGTTCAGCTTCTTGATGAGCTGTGCTTGGAATTGTGACTCACGCATGGTGTGCTCCTCTGGGTAAGCCTATAAGAAGGGATAGGCTTGTTTCTATCCTTCTTATCATTATATGCGTAGATTGCGACAAGGGGTGTCACACGTATTATAGAGGGGTATTCTTGGATTGGGTGGGGTTTTGTTACAGATGTGACTAATGTGAAAATTCGATCGATAAACATCATCAAACATCATCAAACAGACTCAAAGAAGGGGGTGGACAAAAAAGTGGCCAAAAACCCTATTTTCATATATATAATAAAAAATCAATCAATCAATCAATTAATATATTTCACAAAAAATGGCCACTTCCGACTTTTCGTTGCAATTCCAAGGAAAAGTCCACAATACGTGTGACACCAAGTGGCCACTTTTTTGGCCACAATACGTGTGACGAGTAACATCAGTATCACCCGTAACACGAAAAAGTGGCCACATGGCCAAAAAAATGGCCACTTGGTAATCCGTCACACGTATTCTAACCGACAAATGCCCTCTCGTTGAACACCTTCTTCGAGCTCAGCGACCGCCGAACCGCCTCATCTATCGAGGAATGAGACTCAAGAAAGTAGTATTTCAACCGAGAATACGGCGTGTTCAATCGGTCGATTCGACCCTCACACTGCTCCGTCACTCGCCAGGAATAGTTGAGGGACCAGAAGAGAACCGTATCGGTACTAGTACAGTTCCATCCCTCTGCTGCCGAGGTGTACTGACAGATATAGATCCATCGGTCTCCTCCTGGAATAGCATCGTGCCGATGTCCATTCCATTGCGCTGTAGGCAGTCCAAGGCTCTCTGCAACTGCAAGGATTCGATCGAGTTCATAGTTGTAATTGTAGAATACGATAACCCTCTCATTGCTTGAGAGTATGCGCTTGGCTTGCTCTGAACGCCAGTCATTGTCACTGACCACCTTTCTCAAGATTCTGCAGACCCCACCTGCGTCTCTAAGGGGTTCCTCTGTCCAGGGATCCATCCTGTTCTTCACGACCCACTTGTACAAGTCACGGTCGTAATCGCAGTAGACAGTCTCCCTCTCACGAGTAGTGTGTCGCTCCACCGGCATCTCCACAAGGATACTCCGACGAAGTCGTTGCAGCTTCGCCTCCCCTATGTATCGTTTGACCTTGGGGTATTTTGCGAAGCGGTCAAATATGACGTGATCCTCCATGAACTCCGTACGAGTCCTGAAGAATCCGTGAGCCATGAATACCGGGAGATAGTCCATCCAGACATCTCCAGGGGTGGCTGAGAGCAGAAGCCAGGTGTTCTTACGAGTGATCA